CAAAGTACCAACTCTCTCAATACCCATGTTGTATTGGTCTTGCTCAGGAGCTGCGTTTGATACGTGGAAGTATTCCAAATCATCAAAGATTGCACTGATTTCAGAAGAAACAACAATCCAGTTAGCACCACCTCTCAATGTTGATTTGTGGATTTGAGCTGAAAGTTGGTTGATTGCTGTAATCAATGTTTGGTTCCAATCTTTTTGAGTGTATTGTGTTAATGGATTTGCAGATGTACCTCTCTTCCAACCGTTGTAATCCCATCTTAAAGTCCAAGCTGCACCTTTTCTCAAATCTCTCAAGATTTCTCTATCAATTTCTGCCGCAACTTGCTCAGACAATAAAGCTGTTAATTCAGCTTCAGCGTCAATGTTGTGGAATGCTGCAACGTCTTGTGCTAATTCAGGAGACCATTGTGCTCTCAATTTTCTTTCAGTTACAGAAACTGTTACTGATTCCAAATCAAAAGAAACTTCACCGATTTCATCTTCGAATTCTAAGTTCTTATATGCTCTATAAGTACATTTGAATGCTTGGTTGTATGGTGTAGTTGCTGGATGTGCTTGAGTTGTGAAACCTGAGTAACCGTCCATTGAGTTTGCACCTACTGAACATGGAACTTGAGTATCAACCTCTAAGTAAATAACACCATCTGCAGTACAAATGTCATCATATTGACCACCGTTACCATATGGCCAAGAAGCTGTTGCTTGTGAACCATACTGAACAATACCTTTTCCGTATTTTTGAGTTACAACTCTGAATAACAAAGGACCTGTACCTAAGCTAGTTGTTAATGAAGTACCTGAGAAACCGTTACCACTTGCGTTAGTAACAACTCTAACTTCCAAACCACTCAAGAACGCTTCTGAATCTTGTTCGTTACCATCAGGACCAACTAATTTACCTTGACCTGCTGATTGGAAACCAGAAAGTGCAATGATAACTTTTCTGTATTCCTGACTTGCAGTGTATGCAGATTGTTGTAAGTTAGAACCATTCCAAGCTTGTGTAGATGCAGTGATAGTTACTGCACTAAATGTACCTTTAGAATAGTCAAACAACCCTGGAGGGTCTAATGCTGCTTCGTTACCTTCGTAGAATCTGTCATACAAATTCTTGTCGTTAGCACCATAACCTGTGTTTGTTGATGATGGTCCATCAGGTGCTCCGTAAGGTGCAAAGTGTGTACCACCATTTGATGGGTCTTGACCCATGTCATACCCTTGAATTTTAGGTACAAAGTAGAACAATTTACCGATAGGTAAGTTCATAGCTTGTACTGATACGATGTCGTTAGCCAACAATTTAGAGAAAACTCTTCTTACGATTGGAAATACAACCGTTTCGAAAGAACCGTCTGATGCTGTGCTAGCAGCTTCGTTAATTAAGTGAGATGCTTGGTTTTCATAAAGTTGAGCGATGTTTTCTTTAACATGACCTCTCAAACCTTCCAAGAATCCTAATTTGTCCCATTTGTTAATAGTATCTTCTTTGATAACTTTAAGGTGCTTAAGACCGATGTTACCAACAAGACCTGATTCTAATAATGCTCCCATTTTTTAAAATATTTAGTTTGTTTTTAGTTTATTTTTTATTTATTCATTTTTGACATAAGGTCCTTCATTCTTAAGAATTGTGGATTTTCGTATGTCTTGTTTTCAACCAAATTAGTTGAACCTTTTGATGGTGTTCTATCAATGTTTTCAACGATAGATTCTTTAACCATTGGTTTTTCAACTGAACCTAATTCATCTTTAATAGTTTGATAAAGATTCTTAGATTCTTTGATTGTTTCGACGTTGTCAAAACGTCTCATGATATTTATTTTTTCTGATTTTGTAGTTGTATGTTCAGTAAACAATCTTGTTGCGTAAGCTAAGTTAGAATTAAAAACAGCTACTTCATTTAATTTTTCTCTGAAAATATTTAATGCTTTTCTGTACTCTTCATTTTTAGCTCTCAACTTCTCAACTTCTTCTTGTAAAGCGTCATTTGTAATAACTTTCATTTTTGGAAGACCTTTTCTTTTTGGAAAATTTCTACTTCCATTTCCATAAGTTCTAGCAGCTTCTTTTGTTTCAGTTTCTTTTGATTCAACATCATCTTCTTCACCTTCCTTAAATTCAAATTTCTTTGGACCTTTGAAACTTTCTTTGTGTTGTGACATGTCATCTTTAAAACCTTGCATGTTTACTTTACCTGAAGATTTTTCTGATTTAACTTTTCCCATACCCATACCTTTTGGTTTAACCATCATACTAGCTTCCGTTACTGCTAAATCATCTTCGTCATCATCTTCACCCAATTCAATTTCGTAAACAATTTCTTCATCCATTGATTCGTCTTGTTGGTCATCATCATTGTCGTCATCTGACTCTTCTAATGATTCCATCATGTCTTCGTCTTGGAAAGTAATTTTATCTACATCTAAATCTTCACCAGTTTTCTTAATGATAACTCCGTCATTATCGCCCATACCGTTAAGTACTGCCATAATTTCTTCCATAGATGCTCCCGTCATATCTAACGGTTCTAGTTCATCATCATCTTCTAATCCCATGTCATCCATGTCATCCATGTCATCCATTTTCATAGAATCTGAATCATCGGACATCATATCATCACCCATAGGTTTTTCAATGCCCATAACCTCCAATGAATCTTCATCTTCAGTAACTTCTTCGTTACTCCAAGATTCATTTTCAGCACTCATTTCAGCCTCTTCAAGAGACTCTTTTACTAACTCTTCGATTTCTTCCTTCATTGTAGAAGCAAGTATTCCTTTTGCGTTTTCAGTAACAACTTGTTCCAAATTTTTCATTTGTAACAATGCTTCCTCAACTAATGATTTTTTTTCGCTCATTTTTTGTGCAATAAAATATTTTTTATTTACACTATAAATATGTTCTTAATTAAAAAAATCTTAAATGGTGATATAATAAAATAAAAAAAACCCGATTTCTCGGGTTTTAATTTATTCAAAAACTTCATCAATTTTACTTTCGCTGACTGCCGTTATTCGCCAATCGTGTTGAAATCCTTTGAATTTGTCGGTTACTTTTGCTTCAACATCTGTTACACTGTAACCTTTAACTAATTTTTCTTCTCTAACCTTTTTGATTTTTCCTGAGTTTTCATCAATCAAGTCGTACTGAATTTTTGCTACAAAATATTTTTCGTCCATAATAATAATTTTATCTATATCCCAAAAAATCGTTCAATTTTCCCATTAAGTCAAGCGATTTACCTAAACCACCATCAATTCTTCCATCTTCTTTTGATTTTTTTTCTTCTTCAAGATTCTCATCGTATTTGTGACGGTCATCTTTGTTAAGGAATAGATATGCACCTGGTGTAGATGGATTCATAACTAAGTCAAAACAAATCATTTCATAATCATTTTGAACTTCATTGTGTTCACCTTTTTTAGCTAAAGAACCGACACCACGTGAAGAAACCCCCATCGTAACACCTTGTCTCATTAAGTTTGCAGCAACATCACCCTTAGATGATACAATACCTCTTTCATGAAAACCTGGTGTTGTTAACAATCTTAGTTTACCCATAAGAACGTTATCCTCCCACCATATATCATCAATAATGTGTGATACTCTATCCAAATCAATTAAAGATGATTCAGGGTGATTAAGTTCTGATGTTGCCAAACCTTTGGCAATTGTTTGTTTATATTTTTCAGCTTCTCTTTTAAGAATCTTTTCAGGATATACACGACCATTTCTATTTGGTGTACCGTACTTTTGTAAAGTAGCATAAAATACAAATGGTTTAGAGTGGTCTAATTGTGATTTTTGTTCGTTAACTAAATCGTTATCTACGGCATTTTTCATAGATACATGACCTGCGTCATATTCTATCAATATTCCTTTACCTATTTCATTCGGTTTAAGTATCTTCATATTAAAATATTTATCAATAAATATTAGAATATCTCAAAGTTTTTATTTTTAAGTTTGTTTTTAGAATATTGGATTGTAAAATACTTTGATTTACCAAGAACATTGTTATGAACTTCTTTTAATATGTGATTTAATTCGTTT